CGGCTGCTAGAGGCTGGATTCCGGGGCAATTATCTATCTATTCAGTCGGTTCGGGCGTAGGTAAGTCAACTATTGGTTTGGCTAATCTTGTGCAAGTATGCTGTCCTAGAATCTATGATATAGACAAGGGGCAATATGTAGATAATCCATGTTATCAGCATAAAGCTGGTCTATATCTCCAATTTGAGATGGCTGGTGATACTGAAATCACGCCTAAGATTGTGGCTACGATTAGTGGCGTTCCATGCTTTAGTATCTTAAATGGGCGATATGAAGAAGGCGAAGAAGAACGTGTAGATGAGGCTATTAAAATTCTGCACGAATCTAAGTTATATATTGTCACCATGCCTAATTATACTGTTGATTTGATTGAATCGTATGTAAAGGATTATGTAGTCAATAAGCAAGTAGGCTATCTATGTTATGATTATATCGTTGAATCCTCATCTGTATCGAGCGACTTAGCAAAAAAGAATGGTGTATCTACTCGTTCAGATCAGGTGCTATCTGGTATAGCAAGTAAGCTCAAGGATTTGGCGGTTGAATATAATATAGCCGTCTTGACATTTACTCAGGTCAATGCTAATGCTATGATACAGGAGATTATGGATAGCGGCGTTGCAGCTGGTTCAAGAGCAATTCAAAACAAGGCTGATGTGGCTGGTGTAATCATGCCGTTGCGCCGTAAAGAGCAAGAAATAGCCGATATGATGATGGAGAAATATCCTGATAAGGTAAAGCCAAATCGTGTATTATCATGCTATAAGATGCGCTTTTCACAAGTTGAACAGGGTATTAAGATTTATTTCCATCTTGATTTGAATACAGGTCGAACAAATGATTGTTTTGTAACGAGCAAGTTCGACAATCCCTATAATCTTCAAAGAACAAGGCTGGTGTATGCTAAATGATTAATATAAATGTAAAAGAAGAAAGAGAACATATAAACGTACCATATGCGTCACCTCGCTCATATACTAAAAGCCATGAAACAATCGTATCGTTCGACACTCAAGATGATTATGATAATTTTATAGTAGAATCCCATGATAATGAAGATGGCTCTAAATATCTAAAGCTCGGTATCAATCTATATAAAGAGCCAATTTATCTATGCCCTGCAATCACACATTATCTTACTGTTCAAACGTCAGATAACAAGCCAGATGATGGATTGATTTTTATTGGCACACAATATATTGAATTTGAAAAGATATGCTTGAATCATGATTGATATTACATCTCTCAAATCCCAGCTAACCGATGACCGCATTATAGAGCTAATGGATGCTATGGGTGCACCATTGATGAAGGCCGATAGCAACAATCTAATATTTGGCTCAATTTGTCATTGGGGTGCTGATTGGGATAAACATAAGTCCAAGTTATGGTATTATATAGAATCTGGCTCATTCCACTGTTGGAGTTGCGGCTTTTCAGGAGACACCATATCTCTAGTTCAGCATATTAAGCATCTCGACTTCAACCAAGCTGTATCATATATCTGCTCCGTCCTGCATCTGCAAGTAGGACAACAAATAGAGCAAAATGAGCAGCTTGATAATTGGGTTGAATTGCGCCGTTTTCTACCTAATGCCGAGCCAGAGCCAGATAAGCTCTTGACATATGATAAGTCTATTTTATCTCTATTTGACCATTTATATCCGCAAGAATGGCTGGATTATGGTATTTCAGCGGATATACTTGATAAATTTGGTATAGGTTGGTATGCACGTCAGGCGTGTATTTCCATACCTGTTGTGTTTAATGGTCAACTAGTAGGAGTAAGGGGGCGATATACAAGAGAGCAGGATGTGGCTAAAGGCAAATATAGACCAATATGTACATTGGATGGGACAGTTCTCAAATTCCCATCATCCGCTTGCCTATATGGCTATGACCAAAATAAAGCCGCTATTGAAAAGTCGCGCCAAGTAGTGTTATTTGAGAGTGAAAAGTCAGTGCTAAAAGCACCAAGCTATAATTTGCATAATGCTCTAGCCGTCTTTGGCTCTAATATAAGCAAACAGCATATACAGATATTACTAGAGCTAGGTGTAAATGATGTGGTGCTTGCGTTTGATAGTGACTATAAGCAAGTGGGCGATGATGAATTTAAGTTCTTTGTTGCAAAGATGAAGAAGCTGGCGACTAAGCTAAAGCCCTTCTTCAACTGTTCGATAGTATATAATAATCAAGGTTATGATATGTATAAATGCAATATGATGGACATACCATATGAGCAAGCTATAAAATTATGGGGAAGTAGGGTAAGAGTATGAGAACACCATGCAAATATGAACATCAATGTCAGTATAAGCGATATGTGAACGGCAAGGAGTGCACTGCTGTTAGAACAGAGTGTTGGGCTGTGAAAGAGCCGTTTGAATGTAGTAAAGAATATAGAGAGTTATGTGGTATTTATAAGCCGTTGAGCAATAATCTTGAATTGTATTGGATTCCAACAGATAAATTTGACGAGCAATATGGTTATGTGTATAAGTGTGCTAGATGTGGCAAAGAGCTTATTGGTATATCCAATTATTGTCCTCATTGCGGCTATGAATATGAGCCTTGGGATGGCACAACATTCAGATAAATTTAATACTTGACAAATCAACCTCTTTATGATATAATTGCTATATCAACAATAAGGAGGTTGATTTTATTTATTACGTTAGTAAATTTCATTTATACGATGTGGTGAGACTTATTGGTGAAACACATCCTTACAGGGCTCATGCTATTAGGACAGGCGACACGGCGGAAATCATTGCTATTCACTTTAATGATACGAATGGACACTGGGGGTATTCTTTAAGACGCACAGGTACTATATGGAGTCCATTGGATAGTTCTGATCTGTATTATGATGATGAATTAGAATTAGTGGAAAGAGAGGTTGAATCTTTTTATGAGTAAATTCAAAGTAGGAGATAAGGTAGCACTTGCTAGGATTCCTCGCGATTACCTTGGTTGTATTAAGCAAATTTATGGCGACAGAGCTGTAATTAAATCAAAAGACATCGATGAATTTCATATTGATTTAGATTGTCTTGTGTTATATGATGAAACCGATATGTATATTGATGATATCTATGATATGCTCAAACCAAAACTGGGCAATATCCTACATTGGAGCGATATTGAATCCATTAAAAACGACCCGTTCCCATCTCAGATTCTTGAATGGATTGGTAATAATACCAATGTTCGTTATCAACAGTATTGCACTGAGCTTGATATTAAACATGCTATTGCTCTAGCATATCGCTCTGGTTATCTTAGAGCTAAGAAAGGCAGACCGTTTAAGATTGGAGGAGAGAAAGAATGATTGAATGGTACAAAGCAAAAGACAAGCTGCCACTATATGAAATGCCCGTTTTAGTTGCTAGTAAATGTGGTGAAGAATACCCAGAAGCCATCATGTTCGTCATGGAAATGATCGCGTGGGAAGATGATTGTAATATGTGGAAGAGCGCATATGACGGTACAGTATCGCCAATCTATGATGATGACCGTTGGGCGATTATCAATCAACCAAAGATTGAAAAGGATGGTGATTCAGATTAAGATTCATTCACTACTAGATTCCCTTAATGAAGCCACATTTCTAAGGGAATATTTATCCGCTTGTGGGATAGCCGATATTGACGCATATCTAAATCCAGATAGCATTAAATATCAATCGCCTGATATGTATAAGAATATGGACGTGGCTGTTGATATGTTTCGTGGAGATGTAGGTAGAATTGGTATCGTTATTGACTCCGATATGGACGGTGCTTGTTCTGCGGCTATTGCCTATATGTTATGTAAAGAATATCATCCAGATATGGAGCTAATTATCTTTGTCCATACCGGAAAACAACATGGGTGTACTGATCTGTTACCCGATATTCTTACCTCAAATATTGATATGCTCATCATTCCTGATGCTGGGTCAAGTGAGGTTGACGCTTGTAGAGAGCTATATGAACATGGTATCAAGGTTATTGTTCTCGACCACCATATTATCGAACAAGAGAATAAACACGCCGTTGTAGTCAATCCATATCGAGCCGATAATGCTCCAAATATCAATACCGACATCAGCGGTACAGGTGTTGTAGAAAAATTTGCTTGTGCGCTCGGCTCGACCCAATCATTCAAAGACCTAGTAGATGTTAGCTTAATATCTGATATTTGCAGCTTGCGTTCACCTGAGAACCGCAAATATGTATATGACGGATTGACTAATCCAACTAATCCATTTATCAAATACTGCTTAGAGCATTGTTGCAATCGCGGCGTTAATCCAGAGGGTGTGGCATTTGGTATTGCGCCTCTTGCTAATGCACTGGCTCGTAGTGATGACCAGTCTACTAAGCGGCTATTCTTTGATACGCTGATTGGCAAGATTGAGCCAGAAGCCGCTGTGAAGGCTATGAAAGCCGTAAAATCTAAGCAGGATTATCAGGTCAAGAAGGTCGTAGATAAGCTATCAGATGGGCTTGACACGTCTCATAAGGTCATTATCGGCTTTGGTGAACCTGAGAATAAATCCTATTTAGGGCTTGTAGCCAATAAATTCTGTGGTAAATATAATAAGCCCACATTCCTGCTGAGAGAGCTAAACAGCACAACATGGTCTGGCTCGATGCGCAGTCCTATTGATTTGCTTGAGATTATCAATGAATCAGGATTGGCTAAATGTCAAGGTCATGATGCCGCAGCTGGTATCACAGTCAAGAAAAGCAACCTAAAACGATTTGCGCGATTTTTAGATGGGCTTGATTTGGACGTAGAGCCAGATATTGAAGTAGCGGCTCAGATCGAGCCTAATAATATCACACACAATCTTGCAAATGTGTGTGTAGAAAATAATATCCTATGGGGAAAAGATGTAAACAAGCCGTTATTCCATCTAACCTTGTCATCCCCTCAAATCTATGTATATCGTAATCGCTCAACTACTGTTAAGCTAGTTCAGGACGGCATTGAGTTTATCAAATTCTTTGTTAGTAATGAAGAAGCAAGCCAATTTGAATCATCTCAAGGCAAATCCATAGAGGTAGTAGTATCTCTTGGATTGAATGAATATAATGGACAAATTAAGCCACAAGCTATTATTGAACGATATGAGATTATTGATAAGAAAGAAAATGAAATTAATTGGAGTGAATATTTTAATTGAGCAAAATGACTATTGGTGATTTGCGACAAAAGCAAGCGTTACCGTTAGAGGCAAAGATTATTGCGTCTAAACAACGAATCAAAGAATGGTATGAACATTGGAACGGAGATGTGTATATCTCAAACTCAGGTGGTGTTGATTCTACTGTCCTTAGTCATCTTGTCCATTCATTATATCCAGATGTTCCAGATGTATATTGCGATACAGGGCTTGAATATCCTGAATTACGTGATTTCATCATGGGTAAGCCAAATGTTATTGTATTAAAGCCAGCGATCTACGATAGAAAAATGAAGGTGTGGCATCATGTCTCATTTGCTAAGGTCATTGAAAAATATGGCTACCCTATTATCAGTAAAGAGCAAGCTGCATTTATTCAAGAATATAGGACGTCTAAGAGCGAACGGCTAAAGCAAATTCGGCTTAATGGGAACAAATATAACCGTGGTAAAATCTCTAAAAAATGGCTCAAGTTTATCGAGCCATCTTGTTATATTCCAGTAAGTGACAAATGCTGTGATATAATGAAAAAGAACCCATCAAAGCGATTTGAGCATGAAACTGGCTTACATCCATTTATCGGCACTATGACAGATGAGAGTGCTCAGCGCGAATCGAATTGGCTCAAGTTTGGTTGTAACGCATTTGATAAGGATAGACCAACCAGTAATCCATTGTCGTTTTGGACTAAATCAGATGTATTGCATTATATTGTCAAATATAATATCCCATATGTCAAAGAAATCTATGGTGATATTGTAGAAAAGGATGGCGTATATACTACAACCAAGCAAAAGCGCACAGGTTGTATCTTTTGTGGGTTCGGTTGTCACCTTGAAAAAGAGCCTAATAAATTCCAAACATTAGCTACTATCAATCCTCAACTCTACGACTACTGTATGCGTGGCGGTAAATATGATGAATCAACTGGTGTGTGGATTCCTGACAAGGGGCTTGGTATGGCTAAAGTATTAGACTATATCAATGTCAAATGGTGGAATGATGGTGATGAAGCAAGACGAGATGAATATAGAGCAAAGTATAAGGAGAAAGAAGAAATTGAGCAGAGCAGAAAGAAATCGTCGCAAACGGACTGAGCATCCCCTAAAATATGCGCCTATCAAATGCCCAAATTGCGGCTTAATTGTAGATGAAAAATATGTGGTTGACATAAATTCTACTTGTCCTGTTTGTGGCAAAGAGCTGTTTGCAGAATTAAAGAAAATGATTGAAAAATAATTAAAATAGGGTATTGACAAAGCCTCCTGCTCATGGTATACTTGATTTATCAAAGAACAGGAGGTTGTTTTAATTATGAAAATCTGGATTCATCAAACTAACTATTATCCCACGCTTAATGACCTTAGAAAGAATTATCCCGTACTCAATGAATATGAATTGGATGAAAAGCAGGATAAGTGCAAAAATATCAGACCGTATATTCGTATCAATTCTTTGAAGCAACTTGTTAATTTGAGCCTCGACCTTCATCAACTGCTTATCATCGACACTGAAGGCTATGAACCGGCCATTGAAATCTACGACTCTTGGAGGGAATCATAAATGCAAGACGTATTAACCTATGAAGCATGGCTAGATGCTGTATGCCATATCTGTAATAGCTTGTTGAAAGCAAATGTAAGCGTAACAGGTAATAGCGAATTTAAGGTGACGGCTACAAAATATCGTTGGATTACATTTGTTGATTGCACTGGATTTGAAGCAATGTACAATGAGGGCTGGGAGCCAGCATTTGGTGCAACTAAGCTGATGGAGATTATTATTGCTAGATGGGAACAACTGCTGGTTGAGGAACAGGATTGATGCAAACAGTAAAATTAACCCCAATGCGCATGATATTCAATAATCCTGAAACTAATTTCTCAATTATATCATGTCGCACTAAGGACGAATCAATAGAAACCAACCCTAAATATGGTACAATCAGCCTAAAAGGAACAGGAATTGCAGACCTAAAGATGGGGCAATCTATTGATTGTATCATAGAGCCATGTGTGGACGATAAATACAAATATAGCTATAAATTCATTGGCTTTGCTGGATTTGTTGCTAAAGATGGCAAATTCAACTTGACTGAAAAAGCCGAGCTGCAAACGCTACGCAGCTTAATGACCAATGGGCAAGCCGAATCATGTCATGCCGCATATCCCCATTTTGTCAGTATGGTGCTGAATGGTGAAGCTGATAAGCTGGATTATAAAAAAATTCGTGGCGTAGGCAAGGTACTATTGCACAAATATATTACCAAAATCAAGACAATCAACAAGCGTGTTGAGTTTATGGGCGAGACATATGCTTGGGGCATTGAGCATGACGAGGATATAAACAAAATTTCCTTGAAATATAAAAATGTATATGAATTTAGTAAGGATATAAATGCCAATCCATATGCTGTTATGATTAACTTGATTGAGTGGTCATTTGATAGGGCAGATAGAGCCATAACTAAGAAAACAAGAAAATGGCTCGATAGCTATGAGCGATGTGAGGCGGCTACTATCTATGCTCTAAAGCATAACGAGCTGGATGGCAATACAAGGATGCAAGCCAAGATATTGTTTGATATAATCAAACGCCGCGCGCCTCAGTGTATTCGTAGCCTCTTCGATGTTGTGACGAAAGCGCCGCAAGTACACTATGACGCGCCTAGCCAAAATACGGCTCTACAAGCCACATATAGCGCTGAACAGCATATTGCTGATGTCATCAAGAAAAAAATAGCCAATCCACATTATTATCCTATGGATTGGCAGAAGTTTACAAGCGTAGACGGGTTAGAGCTGACCGATGAACAAGCGCGGATTCTTGAGATGGCTTGTAAGCAGGACGTGATGATGTTGACTGGCTCGGCTGGCACTGGTAAATCGGCTACAACCAAAGCAATCATTGAGATGCTAGAAGCCAATAATTATACTTATACCCTATTATCCCCAACTGGAATAGCGGCAAAGAGGCTAAGAGAAGCAACAGGTCGTGAAGCAAGCACGATTCATATGTTCTTGACTTGTGGCGATAATTTGGGTGATTATGTGCTAATTGATGAGATGGGTATGGTTAGCGTCCATTTGCTATCAATGCTATTTGACAAGGTAACAGACCGTACCAAGATAATCTTCATAGCTGACCCATCTCAGCTTGCATCTATTGCTTGCGGCAACATTGTTGAGGATATGCTTGATAGCGGCATCGTACCTGTATGCAACTTGACTAAGGTGTTCAGATATAACACGTCTGGCATTATTACCATAGCTACTGATGTACGAAATGGAGTAAATGACCATCTGACAGATACTTTCACAGATTATAAGTTCATTGAAACTGATACATTAGTAATCAAGCAAATTGAGCAAGAATATGCGCGGCTCTTAGCAGATGGATATAACAAGGATGATGTGCTGATTCTATCTCCATTCAATAAGGGCGATGTTGGCTCATTGGCTATCAATGCGGCGATTCAAGACAAATTCAATCCAAATGAATTAAGCAAGGTTGGGCATACTGTCAATGATACGCCTATTTATTTTAAAGTAGGTGATAAGGTAATCAACAAAAAGAATGAATATGCTATGCCGCTTGTTGATGATGATACGGCTTTTGTAGCAAATGGCGATATTGGCACAGTGATGGAAATTGTGCCTGATGAGAAAGAGCCATATATGATCGTGCGATATGATTGCGGCGATTGTATAATTGATAGGAACCATATCAAGAACACGCTATTAGCATATGCAATTTCTATTCATTCATGTCAAGGTAGCCAAGCAAAGGCTGTGATTGTGGTGATTGATAGAAGTCATGTAAAGATGCTATCGCGTAACCTGTGCTATACAGCGGTATCACGCGCACAAGAGCGGCTAATATTGATTGGAGATGAGGCGGCTATTCAAGAGGGATTAAAGGTACAAGAAGAAAAGGAAAGGGATACTGAATTAAAGGAGATGTTGATTAAATGAACTCGTTTACTTATTCTGCTGACAAAATTAACAAGATGATTGATGAGAATGGCTACAAGCCTGCTACTATGACAGGTGTGCGCGATAATCTACTTGATCTAAAGCCAATCATCGAAAAGCTCTATGATGATAAGATTTTCTATCTTAACTACTGGCAGAGTGAATGTGCATGGCACGGCTGGGATTGGTCAAAGGATGATGGAACAATGGCTAATATGGCTAAGATTACCACTGGTATTACCAATAAATTCTTAGAAATTTATGCCATGATTCTAGGTGGTCTTGGTGAAAGATGTGAAAAGGAGGATAAAGATTAAATGAACTATGAATTTCATGTAGGAGATTATGTTGAAACATGGAGTGGAGCAGTTGGATATATCATTTCTATTGAAGATGATGCTTTTACATGGGTAAATCATACGCCAATCAGAGATGGTGATGATGTATATTTCAATGTAGAGCAAAGAAATTTTTATAGTAGTGTGAAAGACGTGTTTGTTCGTATTGGCGCATATGATTTCACTAAGAAAGAAAAGAAGAAGATTGCGAAACTGAGCGAAGATGATAGCTGGCTTACATTTAGAAATACAAACAAAGCGAATGTCAATCTTTGCTATATTGTCAAGAGAATCAATGAGCTTGTTGATGCTGTGAATTTACTACTTGACAAATCAACTGAATCGTGATAATATATATGACAAGGAGGTAATGTGATGACTGTTGGTGAATTTTATAACACCATTATGCAGTATATTATTATTCATGTTAAAGAAAATTAAAAGGAGGACGATTTATTGTTTGTTGAAGAATGGCTAGGTAAAGAAAATCAGCTTGGTATTGATATCTGGAAGAAGAAATATCAACGTAATGGGGAATCTTTTGAAGATTGGCTAGATCGTGTGAGTGGTGGTGATGCAGATGTAGCAGAGCTTATTGCTGATAAAAAATTCTTGTTCGGTGGACGCATCTTGAGCAATCGCGGTATTGATGATGAAAAGGTAACATATAGCAACTGCTATGTTATCTCGCCGCCAGAAGATAATATCGAGTCGATTTATGATACCGCTAAAAAGCTGGCTCGTACTTATAGTTATGGTGGAGGTTGCGGTATCGACATCAGCAAACTTGCTCCATGTGGTGCAAAGGTAAATAATCAAGCTAAATCCACATCTGGCGCAGTCAGCTTCATGGACACATTTAGCCAAGTCACCGAGCAGATTGGTCAGAATGGTAGACGTGGCGCATTGATGATTAGCATTGATTGCACCCATCCAGACCTAGAAAAATTCATTACGGTCAAATCCGATTTGAACAAAGTAACATCTGCTAATATCTCAGTTCGTGTAACAGACCGCTTTATGGTAGCGGTTAAAAATGATGAAGATTGGGAACTATACTATAAGCGTAATGAAACAGGCGAAGAAATCAAGAAAACCGTAAAGGCACGAGATATTTTTGACCTGTTATGCCGTAATAATTGGGATTATGCTGAACCGGGTATTCTCTATTGGGATAGAATTACCAACTGGAATCTGGTAAGCAATGATAAGGATTTTGAATATGCTGGTGTAAATCCCTGTGCAGAAGAACCACTACCAGCAGGAGGCTCATGTCTACTTGGCGCAATCAACCTAGCTGCATTTATCCGTAACGGCAAATTTGATTGGCACGATTTCAACAGAACTGTAAACATTGCAGTCAAAGCACTAAATAATGTGCTTGATGAGGGGCTTGAGCGACATCCACTTGCTGAACAGCGCAAGACGGTTAGAGATTGGCACCAAATTGGGCTTGGGATCATGGGTCTAGCTGATATGCTAATTAAGCTAGGTATTGAATACGGCTCTCCTGATTCTATCACTCTATGTGATGCTATTGGCTATTCTATGGCTCGTAATGCTATTGTAGCTAGTGCTGATATTGCTGGCTATGCCGGTTGTTATGATAAATACAATGAACAGTATGTAACAACATCTCCATTCTTTGCTGAGCATATCAAGCCAGATGATGAAGGAGCATGGTTGTTTGTAAAAACAAATGGGTTGCGTAATAGCCAGCTATTGACAATCGCGCCAACTGGCTCTATTAGCACCATGATTGGCGTATCTGGTGGTATTGAGCCAATCTTTGCTAACTATTATGAGCGCACTACAAAATCTCTGCATGGACATGATGAAGTATATAAGGTATATACGCCAATCGTCAAGGAATATATGGACGCTCATGGTATTAAAGACGAGCTTGGCTTGCCATCCTATTTCGTCACCTCTGCCACCATTCCTATCAAGCGGCGCATTGATATGCAGTCAGTATGGCAGAAACATATTGATGCAAGTATTAGCTCTACTGTCAATCTGCCAAATGAAGCGACAGTAGATGATGTGAAAGACCTATATATGTATGCTTGGGAAAAGCATCTAAAGGGTATTACAGTATATCGAGCCGGATGTAAAAGAGCTGGAATTCTTAATGCGGACACAAAGAAAGATGATGAATCTAAGCCAAAAACCTCATCAGCTATTCTACCTCGCGGCTCAATCATTGAACCAAGCAATGATCTAATTGGTAAAAAGCGCAAAATCCAGACAGGATGCGGCTCACTTCATGTTCTAGCATTCTTTGACCCCATTGATGGTAATCTACAAGAGGTGTATTTCAATAAAGGCTCGACTGGTGGATGCGCCAATTTTATGACTGGTCTAAGCCGTATGGTTAGCCTACTATGCCGCGCTGGTGTAGATATTATGACCATCAAAGACCAGCTTGATTCAACTGGTGTATGCCCATCTTATGCTACTAGAAAGGCAACGCATCACGATACAAGTAAGGGGTCTTGTTGTCCTATGGCTATTGGCAATGCTCTAGTAGATATGTATAATGAGATGCAATCAGAGCTAGATGATAAAGAAGATGAAGAAAAGCCAGTTAAGAAAACACCTATTGAACCAATTAAGGATGTAAATATGCACCAGCAACTATGCCCGGAATGCGGTGAGCCACTTGTTTTTGAGGGCGGTTGCTGCACCTGTAAATCCTGTGGGTATACAAAATGTGAATAAAGGAGTAAACTAAAATGACAGAAAATCGTATCAATTTTTATCTAAACAGACTAGGCAATGAGGACTGGATTTGTTCATGTGATGAACTAGACCTAATGGGCGAACCAAATAAGGGCGATTTGGTATGGCTACCACTAGATGCACCGGATGAGGAACGCGAGATGTATGTAATTATGCAGAAATATATCTCGGAGAGTGAGATTAGCTATTTCTGTAAGCCATATAATTGGGAGGATTAAAATATGGAATTTCGACTAAGATATTTTATTGATGGCAATGAAGATTGCAAAGGGCGTGTATGGTCATATACCCATGCTGCGCGTATGATTATCCCACGTATTGGTGAGCGCGTATGGGTCGATGACAATACTTGTGTGGAGGTTGATATGGTGACATATTTTCCTGATTGCCATGATGATGACAAACTGTATATGGTAGGTATTGAATGCCATGATATCACAGAAGATGTTCTAGATGAATGCGAAGAGGAGGACTACTAATTGCCTAATTATCTTGTTGAGTTAATCAAACATCCAACAGATGATGACTGGGCTTGGTGTAGATATTGTACGTTGAACACAGTGGGGAAGAGCGTAACAGCTCTTCCCTCTGATGAATGGAAACGTAAGCTAGTCGCATCTGAGCATAGTCCACTTAGAGAGCTATGGTTTGGTATTCACATGGTAATCCCCTATTGGGTGTCAGTTCATTTTGTTCGTCATCATGTAGGGTGTAATCATTATGTCCAATCTCAGCGTAATGATAGACAGAATAAGTATGACCGCAACAAAGCACCACAGGATGAGCTAGTAAGCCATGTTATGTCAATCAACGCCCAGCAACTTGTATATATGGCTCATAAGCGCCTATGTAATCAAGCCTCACCTGAGACAAGAGCCGTCATGCAACAGATTGTTGATGAGGTGATTAAGACAAATCCTGAGTTCAAGGATTATCTAGTGCCACTATGCGAATATAGAGGCGGCTTATGTACTGAGTTCCATCCATGCGGATATAATAAGAAATTCAAGGAGAAGCCAAATGAAGATTAAAGCAAAGCGACTATCAAATACCGCCAAGCTACCTACTTATGGTAGTGAAAAGGCGGCTTGTGCAGATATTTATTGTGACTTACGTGTGGATAAATGTATTGAATTAAATCCAGATGCGGATTTTAAGCATATGGAAGTTAATACAGACCATTTTGAGCAAGTATATGTCAGTCCACATGAAACAGTAAAAATCCCTACAGGATGGGCGTTCCAGCCAGAATCTGGGTATATGCTACAGTTGCTACAGCGTTCGGGGTTGGCTAGTAAAGGCTTAATCTGTGTTGGTGGCATTGTAGATGAGGATTATACTGGTGAAGTTGTGGTAATCATGCTGAATACAACTGATAAACCTATTCGTATCAGCAATGGAGATCGTGTTGCTCAAATGGCTCTACGTCATTATTATCAAGCTGAATTTGAGCTAGTTGATGAACTAGATAAGACAGAGCGCGGCCTAGCAGGATTTGGGTCTACTGGCGTATGATTATCCCTACTCTACACATTGACGGTGATGAATCCTGTATCCATCTAGTTGACCCTGCTTATCCACATGATCCATATTCCTCTTTTCAAATGGAAACAAGTGATGATACAGCAGACCTATTCTTTAAGCTATTGACCACAGTGCTTGAGGCATATGATGATGGATACAGCAAGGGATATGATGACGCAATTCAAGACTTTGAGGAAGGAGGAGGACTAGATGTGGAAATTTAGGCGCATTGGTGATTATTATGAATTACTAGATGGCGCAGATACACTATATTTATGTAAACGGCTTGATTCTATTATGGTCGCCACATTAGAAGATTTATGCAATAGGCATAATGCCGAAATTGCTAAATATGATGAGATGGATGTTAATATTGTAAGTTGCGACGAAGCGTACTTGAATGGGCTTGAAGATGGTAAGGAAGAAGGATATGCCGCTGGATACAAGCGGGGATTAGCAGACGCTCTAGGTAAAGACGAAATATCGTAAAAAATGGGGAACATGGTAGACATAATAATCTATCCAATGTTCCCCATAAATTTATATTAAGTAGCTGCTTGCATTACAATAGTAAACGTCTGGTCGCCTGTATTCTTGACCTGTTTAGCCTCAGTAGTATATCCTGTCTTAGTGGCTGACAGTATATGTGTCGCCAATGCCGCTGAGTAGGAACTGCTTTGCATTGCCACTAACTGGGTCAACCGTCTCCCCATCAGTATCCGTTACAGTGATAATAGCGTCTTTTGGCGTTACATCAACAGTAAGTAAGAAGCCCTCTTGTAGAGTAACAGCCCCATTTACAATCTTGAAAAAGCGCCCATCAAGACCAACGCCGCAATTACCACGACCCATAATAGGCGCACCAATTTCTTCGCCTTCCGAACCATGTAGAGTGATATAACTAGCGCCGCCAACTTTAACAACGGTAAATAATGCGCCATCCCAGAGCTGACCGCAAGTAGATACTGCTTTACTTCTATCAACAGTTGCTGCATTTGCATCACAAATCACCCCGTCAATAATCTTGAGTGTGGTTGAATCTAGTCTTATGCCACCGCACCAATTAGCCATATTTCATTCCCCTCTCTATTTATCAACTATATTCATCTGGATTTTCATTCTTTTTAGCAAAGACACGCTTAAATGCCAGTAAGAGCAATTCGCCACCAAATGCTGTAGCTGTAAATATCAGCACATCACTAAGGTCACATCCGGTCGTCTCACCCCAACGTATAACAGCATATGTCTTTAGGCAAGTTGCCCATATTGCAATTAAAGTAATGGCGCGAACACAGTAAATTACCAATGTCCGCGCCATCTCAGATTTACGCCATCTTCGCTTATAGCTAAGCCGCATCATGGCTTGGTCGCTAATTTTTCCATTAGCGCCTTATTCCATTTGTAGCCATCTAGGAACTCGATTGTCTTATCATCAAATCCAAATCGGGACTTTACTTTAGCCTTGTTTGCCTCATGTTCCTTATCATCTTCGGATTCAACATAATCGACCCATGGTAGTTTACCGTGCTTCTGCCATTTTCTCGTCGGATAACCGGCTTTTGCGCCAATATTACCAACATCTGTAATTTGAACGCAGTTGTTCCATGCTGGCGTACATTCTACCGCTAGACCATTACCAATATATAGACCCCAATGCCCCGGTAACCATAGCCCTTCACCAATAGCCATTTTGTCCCAATTTGTGCTAGACACGTTTTTGCATTTAGCAATCATGCCATCAGCGCTTACATCAGGCACACCATTTGCGGCATATTTTGCGCCACCATAATAGGCGTTCTTGTTGCCGTTCCAGCCCCATAGGATTCCTTTGGTGAGATTTACACAATCGAATAGAAACGTACCTGTACCAACTTTCTGTTGATACATATTCCAACGGCTAGTGTACCAATCTGGATATTGCGCTTTTTTCTCATTTAGAATCTGCTGAGTACATGGCATACCAAAACAGCCCCAAGCATAAATCGTCTTATATTTCTTAGCTACTTCCTCATGCTTCTTTGCAAGTTCAAGATTGGTCATAATGCCCATTACTTAGTCTCCTTCTTTACGTTGACGTTCTTAGTCAAATTGGTCAGTTGGTCAATCATTTCGCTAAGAGCCTGAACGTCCATTGGATACTGCACATATTCTGCACTTGTCTGAACCATAGCCACGACCCATTCTTTACGGGTCGCGCCATCAGCAAATTTCTTTTCGGCCTGTTCCATTAGTTTCATAACTAGGTCAAGTAGCCCACTCCAATTCTTTTCTTGGGTCGCCTTCTTAACATACTGTACTAGCTTGAGAACTAGTGGGATGCAAGTTGCCAGACCTGCCAATACCGCTACGATAACATTGATAATCTGTTCTGCGCTCATTTATTGTTCCTCCTTATTCAATTACACCGGTTAGGGTGTTAATTAGAATTTCCTGTTCATTTACCTTTTTCTTTAGCTCGTCTAGGGCATAATAATTATACGGGTCATATTGTGACCCAATCGCCGCGCTTGGATAACCGGCTACTGCGCCTAGACTCTTAGCCGTCTCATCATCCTCACAAATGATGATATTTGTAATAATACCATTTTCGTCTACAATACAATAATTCATATTATATTACCTCATTTTATTTTAGATGGATGCGGATAACTACTAGACCGGGGCCACCTTTTGAACCGGGATATGGCGATTCGTCTATCCATGTACCGAACTCATCTGACCACCTATGATAAAAATACAAATCTCCACCACCACCACCACCATAATTGGGAGTTATCGGACTTAAATTGCCACCATTTGAACCATTTGGCGAACCACCATAAGCCGCACCTGAACCACCACCACCAGAGTAAAACACTTGCCCTTCGTTAAATTTCGACAATGTTGTATTTGCTGTACCATTATTGCCATATGGAGGGGGGGGCGGGTCGGCCTGTTTGCCAGTACCAGCGCGAACATCCTCATAATCGCCACCCGTACCAGAACCAGTAGAACCTGCAACACCACCAGCAGGATAACCAACCCACTGTCCAGATGTTATTTTTTTTACCCCCCCCCCCCCCCCGCCATTAGCTACACATAAATTCCCTACGCTTGTTGTTCCGCCAGTTATACCATGATTTATTGAATAACCATTAGATGTAGGTGTTACTCCTTTATCGCCGCCAGCTCCAATTGTAACTGTATATTTAGATGTGGCATTAGGCGTTACGCCCATGGCGTTGACAATCCCTCCACCACCACCTCCGGGAGCAGCCATAGAATATCCGCCAGCGTGTAAACCGCATCCTCCACCACCGCCGCCAACACAGCAAATATCAATATTGTCTACATTCTGACTAAAGGCAACAGTAGTAGAACTGGTATATTGTATCTCAGTACCATCAGCCACACTCTGTAACACAACTTCTAGCACATTAATAGTTTCAACATAATCCGCGCCATTAGCAGTTCCGTCCTGTACGTCAACATATGGTGATACGATAGTAAGTGGGTCAGACACAAAAACACCGGTTACAATGCCATTTGCGCTTGTAGTGGGCGAGTTTAGTAACCCATTGATTTTTGCGCCTTGTACTGGATTACCATTTGAATCTGTAACTCTAACAGTAATTTTTTTATCTGCTCTTAATTTCTCAATAATCTTATATAGTGCCGCATCTGTATTAAGTCCGGTCTGCCCAAATAGTTGAGATGTCGCATTGCTTAGTGGGACTTGAGTTGCAGATGTGTTGGGATATAGAGTATCATATGATTGCTCGTTATTTAATTCTTTAATTGTTATATGTTTTTTTGACATAATTATCCACCTTATGATTTTAGATGAACGCGAATAGAGACTAAGCCGGGGCCACCTGAGGATCCATCTGCTCCATATCCGCCATATGAATTATATTGCGCATTTATTCCACCACCGCCACCGCCGCCAATTCCGGCAACAGTTGCATCTTCTGTTTTATATGTTATACAATTAAACCATGCGCCATTTGCGCCGTTTGGTTTACCGCCATTTTTTGGATTGGATGATGATGGATAAATAACCCCAGACGCAGCACCACCGCCGCCAGAATAATAAATTAACCCATCATTAAATTCTGACACAGTTGTATTTGAACCAGCATCTGATATACCGCCACCATCACCACATCCTACACCCCCGGCTTTACCGGGAACCATACCACCCGAACTTGAACTTATAGTCGTTCCGCCGCCTCCATTAGCAATGCTATAACTACCGAACGAACTGCTCCCTCCACTATTGCTTGTAACAGTTCCAGTATAGGCTCCGCCTGCACCAACAACTATCTGATAAGTAGTAGTGCTACTAACCACAAAAGAAACAAGATTGGTTATACCACCGCCACCACCACCAAGCCCTTCACCTTTAGCGTTATACGTTCCCACTCCACCAGCTCCGCCGCCACCAACACAACATACATCGATATTGGATACTCTGTTAGAAAATCTGACATTTTGTGAGCTAGTATATCGAATAATCGCCCCATCAGCTACACTATCCATAGTAACAATTAGCGTTCTAGTTGTATTTTTATACTTTGACACATCAACCGTTTTTGTTTTAATAGTATCTACATATGATGATACCAATGTGACAAAATTGCTATCTGCCACACCCTTAATTACTCCGTCTGTACCGCTTTGTGGACTACCTGTAATACCATTAGCCGTAATATTTGGCAACGGATTATTACTGGCGTCCACCACTTTTATTTTTACAACATCTGAACTATGAATATATTGATATAAACCTGTTAATGCGTCCTTAACACTGCCATTTTCTACACCATATGCTGCAGATGTAGTCTCGGTCAGCATGGTATAATCAATGGCCCCAGCCGGATACAACTCATCATATGTGCTCGACTTGTTTAATTGTTTTAATGTAATATTTTTGCCCATTGATAAATCCTCTTATTAGCTTACAAAAAAAAAGCCCGCTATATCAGCCATTATCGCGTCTAGCGACATAAACTGGCCGCTACTCTGAAAATCCACCGGTAATTGCACATCAGTTGCATATACATATGGATTCAGGGTATCATATGAAGTACCATTTTTTTGTAGAATCTCAATGAAATAAGAATTCTGCACGGTATAGCCCGTGGTTGGCCCAATCAACCTGAAATATACCCCACCGTCAGCCAAGTCAGCGGGAGGTTCAGCTGATACCACAATCTTATCCTGTTTAAAGCCCGTATCTGCTTGACTCTGTAATCTAAGCAACTCAGTAGTTAGCGCATTGATAGCCGCCGCATTCAGTTGTTTATCTGTCAGGCTTGCATTCTTTAGAACATTCAGCGCCGCAGTATAATCACCCTGTTCCCATGCCGTTTGTAGTTGATTCCACAGCGCCTTATCTTCAAGATGAATATCTTGGTAATTCATGCCGTCACCCCTGTTACTTCAAACCAAAAATCGGTCGGTTGCTGATTATTAGGTTGTGTCTCAGATACAACATAAGCAGGGCTATATCGTACATTATAATAATCCTGAATTGCCACACATGTATCAAGGATAGAGTTGATTAGGTCGGCTGTGATTATCTTAGAATCGTGATTAGCAATGTTGGCTAATACAGACTGCGCCGCATTGATATTGCCAGCTTGCATGTAATCCTGATATTGCTTAATTAGCGCCGCATCTGCCGCAGTGATATCCTGCATAGTAGGAAATGTCTGGTTAGGAAAATTTGTAGCCAACTTAAACCACCTCGCTTTCTTCATAATATGGATACCAAGTAATAGCGTTAATCGTCATAGTGCCGCCTGTTGCATAATCCACACTAAACGATTTAACAATATATTTGCTTGGTTCTTGTTTTTGACCAAATCTATGTGATACAACAATATTAGCGTCCATCCATGGGATTGGTATTGTCTCCATTGATATGTTGTCATTAAGCCGTGACCGCTGGTATATCTCAAAATCTGCTCGTTGCTTGGCTAAATCATCTGAATAGATATTATCATATTCTCCGCCATATAGCACAATGCGAATGCGGCCTACTGAACTAGAGCCAATCGGGTCGCCTACATAGAATGGGCTTGCCGGGTTATCATCGTAAGATGTTGCTTGAGCTTGCTGATGCCCCATGAAACGCCAAAATGGGCCGCCTTTGTCCTCAATTGACGGAACCTCTGGCCCAGCTATAAAAGTGCCACTACCAGCGTTTTGATAAAACTGATTATTAACAGAATCATATAAACCAACTGTGCCACTTGCGTTTTTACATGGAATAAAGCTACGAATTAACACGCCGTTATCATATATGCTACAATTATATAACTTTGCTGACGAACCGCCACTTAATGAACCGTTATTATTATTGTTAAATATATACATATTAACAGGAGAAGTAAATGTCGTATAAGTTGCAGTAAACACCAATTCGCCGTTAATATAACATTTGTTCTTATCTGAATCGATTGTAAATTTACCAGTCGGTTTAGTCGCTAATTCGTTAATACTGCTCGCATAGTCAAACCGATAGTGATTACCACCTTCACATAAAAACCCAAGGCTATTTGAGCCAGCAGAAGTTCTACCACCATATAGCCAAGCAGTTCCAGACAATGGAAAATCTACTGTAATAGATATTTTTGTATCTTGATTGGGCTTAAACCCAGTGTTGATATATTGTGACCCTGAACTTTGAATGTATTCAAGTTGTGTATATCCATCCGGTAATGGTGACCCTGCCACAAATTGAAATATCCATTCAGTGTCTTTCGTGAGTTCTTGAATTTGTTCATTGTCAATATCTACAACCTTATTGTTGCCTAGGTAATTTATGGTGATGCCAGTTGATTTTTCTACTTCTGGGCCAGCTGTAAATGTTCCGCCGCTTCCTACGTTGGTATAAAACTTACTGTTTACGGTGTCATATAATCCAATTATGCCAGATGGATTTTTACAAGGTATGAAACTACGAATAAGAGTTCCGTTGTCGTAGATTTCACATGAATAAAAATTCATTCTAGCATTATTAGCAACTGTACCACCGGTGTTCATACCAAAAATTGTTAAATTTGAAGAACCTTGAAATGTTTGAGTATCAAATGTATAAGAATCGTTATTAAACTTTACAACATTTTTATCAAAGTTCAAATTTATTAAAGTTTGTGCGCCAATACTGCTATTCGTGTATCTAAGTGTTCCATAGTCAGCAGTCCATCTAGAATTACTATCAATAAACACACCAAACGAAGCAACGTTTCTTGATGTTCTTGAAAGTATTGGTGTTTGGTTGCCAGTCGAAGACAATAGTTGAAATTTAGCAATAATACCAGTGTTCTGATTTGGTTTAAATCCAGTATCTATATAATGTGCACCGCCATTTGATTGTATATACTCAAGTTGAGTATAACCATCTGGTAAAATCTGTACAGAAGTTGCATCACTAGGCAATGTAATCCCAACCGCCGTTCCGTCTTCTAGTGTCTTCAAATCTGTAAAAGTAGGCGTAATCGTACCACCACTCACAGTTGTACTCTCAGATGGGCTATAATAATCCACATCCCATGTATGCCCTAAAACCTCTACATAATTCTTAACGCTCTCAAAGTCTGTGTTGATATTTTCTGAGATTAGCACGTTGTTGAACAAATCGTCGTCAATCAACACTGGGTCATCATATGCAAGCGGAATCGGCTCATAATGGAATACGCCATTGATATCAAAATAGATTTGATAATTAGGCATGATATCGCGCAATGAAGATAATATATCATACACTGTACCGCCTACATCAATCTCAATATCATATGGGACAGGTACAATCGTGCCGTCCTTAGTCTTACATTCTTCACAGATATATTTGGTGAAGCCACCTAGTGCTAATGTGCTAATAATAGCCTCACGCACATTCTCATCTTTGGCAATTTTAGTTGGAATGCCCTCAAGGTTACCATTTCGTAGACCGGTTAGCTTGCTCATTAGGTCAAGAGCTTGCATGGATATTTCATTGGTTGACGCATTATATGACCATTGCGGGTTATTGACTAGGTAAATCCCTTGGTTGTACCATTGAATATCGCCTGTTCGCATATTCTCATATCCGACATAAGGACGAACAAATTTATCTAGCCATAATTTGCTACCGGCTTTGATATCAAATGTGCTAGTAGTGACCACAAAGCCCAAATCACATGAACGCCGTAAATCGCTATTGGAGTCCACATTTATTGAACACTTAGTCATATTGCCGCTCAACTCATCAACGATGTTGTATTGAAAATCTAGCAATTCAAGCCGTATATATTTTTTGATATATTGCTGTTTTAGGACATTATAGTCCTCAGCGCCAATGTTAATCATGTGTTAATCCTCCCGGGGGATTAGCCCATTTGCGTAAAGGTCGGCCTTTTCTTTGGGGTCGCCTGTTTGCGTCCATTCTGCCGTCATACGCTGAATGCCCATGCCATAATTTGATTCATAGTCCGTCTGAGGATTGCCCGTAACAATGCAGATAGTGAAAAATCCATTCCAATCCTTTAGGATCTTTGGCTTCTTATTGGTCAACCACTTAAATAGCGTATTGCGTTCCTTTGTAATTGCCTGACGGTCAAATTCATGCGTCTCAGCGAAATTCTTAGGCACAATCAATGCGCTGACCGTACCTGTATCATATCCTAATAATCCATTGCTCACCATAACAGGGTATTTTCTGCCAAACGGCTCATATGTGCCGATTTTCTGCACACTATCAGTTGAACCATATTCAATATCAGCATAGAATTTATAGATCGTATTCACATCACAAATAAATACGCCCTTGAATTTGGAATAAACCTCAGATACTGTATAACTGCCCTCAGTCTGACCCGTGATTGGCACATAGGCATATTCGTATTGAGTATAGTTAGATGCTAAATTATCTGTAAAGATAAATGACAAGTCATCAATACTAGTGACGGCAATCTCCTTGATTGTTGTCCAGTCAAATGTGCCTTTCTCGCGCCGCTTGATTTTAACACCAGATATATTGCTCGTCAAATCATCGATATTACCAGCCGAGATATTATTCTCAAAGTTGCAATCCATGATGGTATTGAAATCCCATGCAGTAGGCAAGGCATGACTATATTCACTCGTTACATCATATCCCGCATAGAAATGGTCATATATACCGTTCTGAATCATGGTTGTTGTGATATTATTTACACTTGTTGGCATAGGGTCAAGCGCATTGCCATCTGAACAAAAATTATAGCCTAGTAGACCAATCATACCGTCACCTCCCCACTATTCCAATCTGCGCCTAAATTCTCAATCTTCAGGTCATATAAGCCGCTCACACATCTAATCCATAAGAATAGATAATCTGTGTTGGCTGGCTTTGCTATTGTGTCTGATTTTATAACATAAGCATACAATTCGTTTGCATCTTGTACGCGCATCTGATACCATGCTTTGGTAGTATCTTCCCAATACGAGATGGATACTGTGTCGCCGCTTGAGTTTGCTAGAGATACAATGTTGGCTGGCTCCTTGGTCTGGTCGGTATTAGCCTTAAATGACTTACCCCATATTTTCATAGTATAATCATTTGGTATCTGATATCCTTCTGCCCACTTGACGTATGAGCCGCTTGCAGTCAAATCGACCGTATTACCCACATATGTAGGTGGGTCTGGATAAGACGTGCCGTTGATACCAACAACATTAGACTCAATCGTAATATTGCCATCTTCACAGTTATTAGTTAAGTATAGATATGAATAGCCACGAGCCGTCTCATATTGTACAGAGATTGTCACAAGGCCAGTATCAACCAACGTGCCATTTACAGTTGTACCAGTACACTGAATACCATATATCGTCTTATCTTCAAAGCCGCTAAATGTATATGATACAGTCAGAGGCAAGCCGCCACTTGATACGTATTTACTACCAGATGTAGACAGGAGAATGCCCGTATTATCATATAGGTCAAATCTATACGCATTCAGCGTCTCGCCTTCTGTCTGATTATACGTCACATCAAATACATATGAAGCGTTGTTAATAATATGGGTTGATGGCAGATTGCTAAATGTGAAAGTTGGTGTTGAATAGCAGTAAAATTGAATCGTGTTAGATGGTTGCGATGATTCACCCGCCGCATTATGCGTTACAATGCTAGCCTGATAATAGTGCCCATTTACCAATGAGCCAGCTGGCACAGTAATGCTATATGCAAAGCTGGTGCTTGTACCGGTATAAGCCGTAACTAGCGACGCATTATCCTTAATCGTGATGGTCGCGCCTGTTACTTGGTCGCCGCCTATTACATTGAATTTGAATGCTTGGTCTTTAGAGGCATCAAATGCCACTTGTGTATATAAAATAGGAGTTGTTAGTGCCATTATATCACCTCTTATTTATTAAATTTTTATTCTGTCATTTCCTTCCAACCAGCAGGATAATCAGATGGGCTATATGTGTTAGCGTCAATTAAGCTCTCATAGATTTTTCCTTCAAACTTGACTTTATCGCCCTTCTTATATGCGTCGTGTGCGCCTGTTGGTTGAACAAAATCTGGGATTGTTTCGGTTGAGGGCGTTTCTGGCTCTGTTGCGTCACCGCCACCTGTTTCGCCTGAATCGCCGCCACTTGTTGATTCCGTATATTCTTCCCAACCGGCAGGATATACATCTGGTGCCCATACATTAGCGTTGATAATGGATTTATATAGCTTGCCATTGTAGCTTACGATATCACCAATGTTGTAAGCATCGACCGCGCCTAATGGCTGTGTCCAAATAGGATAGCCGCTCTCGCTAATGCCCATCTTTTTATATAGGCTTGCAGTTGCATCAGGTAGCCAGTCGGATTGTGACTTATGCGCCTGTAGCACTAAATATAGCTGTGGGTCGCCTACGCTGTTTGTGCCATATGAGATAACGTCATTTACTTTATATTGTTTATCTGCCGCCCATACAGGATATATGCTTGCAATCTGCATAGCCGATTCATCATCAGCATATAGAGTGGTTGCAAATATCTGTAATGCACGGCGCAGTTCGGCCATTGCTTGAATTTGTTTTGTATCAATCATGTTGATTCTCCTCTTATTATGAATGAACAATAAATGCGTTGGACATATTACCGTTTGGAACAAATACTCGAGTAATTGCACCAAGTAATGCGGATGGAGAAACGACAGCTACTGTCTGGTCTTGGCCGTTAATCGTCACAACCGCCTTTTTGCCATTGATTGATTTTAGCACCCCAGTGTACATAGTAGTTGATTGCCCCATAGCTTTTTCAATCATCAAGCTGATAGATTCAATCAACTCCTGTTCTGGGGATTTTTCCTTATTATCCAATCTATATTTCCTCCATATAGATATATAAGGAGGGTAGTTGCCCACCCTCCTTAATTTATTAAAATTTATCGCTTATAGCTATACTGTAGCGCATAATTCTTGAGTCCCTGTACAAACGACTTAGCATCTGTCACATTAGGTAGCTCAATGCGCGATACGTCAAAGGCATAGCTTGTATTATTGCCGCCGCTTCTTGCCGATAGAGTTGTTAACATCTGCTGTGGCGTTGTATTGCTCCATTTCCAAAGATTAGCCGTCTGATTAGCTGGGATAACGTTGTCGCCTTGACCAAGGATACGCATCTCAGGGCCTCGCTCACCAACTAGGGATAGTCCACCTCTGAAATTGCGTGTACCTGTAGCGTTCTTTGACCATTTACCGGTTGCGCCTGAATAAGATAGGTTGGTACCGGTTTCTTGAGCCAACCGTTCAGCCAACTCTTCATTAGCTCTATGTAACTCATCTTTGGTCTTCTCATCAGCATCAAACCAACGCTGGGCATTTAACTCCATTTGCCGTCTGATATCCTCAGCCGTATCGTCTAAGTCTTCAGCCTCGCGCACCCAGTCATCATATTTCTTGTCATCTTTCCAGTCTTCGTCTTCAAAGTCGGCCTTCTCATTAGGTAATAATGCCTCACCATGTACAAGCAGATTGTTGATTTCAGCTAGGTCATTAGCTTTCTGCAATTTTTCTTGCAATGCTCTCAATTCTTCTGTTTGTTGATGCAACTTATCTTTCTCAGTCTGGTCATATAGAGTGAACCATTTTTCTGAATTCTCATCTATCATCTTAGAGATATAATCACTTGCTTTAGTAATATAACCTTGGCTGATAGCTTGACCATTCTCCACCTTCTCTAGAGTCTTGTTGATATCGTCGACATTGTTAGCCAGCTTTTTATCGCGTCTTGCCTCATCTAAAGTCTTACCGCTTGGTTGACGATTAGCCGCACGTTCGGCCTCAGACTGAGATGTAGTATCAATGCCAAGTTGAGCATAACCTAGGTCACGGAATCTGCGGCGAGATTCTGCCTCAACGGCTATAGCTTGTCGTTCAAGGTCGGTTGCAGCTTCAAACCATTTTTCGCTTAATTGCTTAATGGCTTCTTCGTTTTCTTCGAGAGCCGCTTTTAACTTGTCTAGGTCGAACGTAGCATATTCATACCGGTCGGACTCATCCATTCGATTGATATGCCAATCGCGCTTACTAGCTCGTTCAGCCTCTCCAAGAGCCGTCTCATAAGCATTGCCCTGATAATTGTTGGCCCACATCATATCCAAGATATCGTTCATTGTTTGCCATAGTTCGGCTGTATCCTCTCTGCGCGTACCCCTCCAAGCCGGTTCATAACTACGCCAGCCAAACGGGTCGTCAGGATGTTGCACCATAGACATTTGCCAAGCCATACGAGAATATTTGCTAGAATCTATATTATCATACTGCTCGGCCATCTTGGCATACTCATCGTATCCAAGACTCTTAAATATATCTTTATAATATTGGAATACCTGTTTGGCGGCATCGAATCTATCAACCATATCTTGAAGAGCATAGATATCTGCGTGTTCTTGGCTAGACCAATACTTGAAGACCTCTTCCCAATCGTCGAAAATAGACGTACCGGGTAGATTGCCCAACCAAGCATCAGTTGTCTTATAATCACCAAATTGCCCCTTCTTTATCTGTGTATCAAACACATCAATCCAGAATGCCTTGGTAAAGCCAACAAAATTGCCATCTTTGTCCCAATATAGAGGATTATCGCTGTTTCTATCTGCAAGATACCTAGCACCGTTGGTGTCTGTAGCTACCATACCTTGTGCATTACTGCCATACGTTCCGTTGCTCATCAAGCTACTTGTCGAAATGTAGCCATTGACCGCATCGACCACGCCTTGACCATATGTCTGTAGCGCATTTTTAGCCCAATCCAGCCATTCACCTAATAGCTTCTTATTGCTATCGTAATAATCAGCCCCGGATGCGACCATATTTTTGAGCCAGTTGTTAATCATCTCTTGGGTGACATCGCCGCCATTCTGAACGATATCCTTCATTTCGTTGAATATCTCAGTGGCGTTGTCTTTCATTTCTTCAAGCTGCTCTAGCTCACGTTCGCGCTGAATCTTATCACGGGTTTCTTCATAATCGGCTTGAGCCTTAGCAATCGTGCCATAATCCTTGTCATATTGGAATTGGCCGTTCTTATAGAGTAAGATTTTCTTTTGCTTGGCTTCTTCTAGGGCTTTGAGCTTTTCCTCAAGTTGCTTTTGACGGTCAAGCTCTTTATTGGTTTCTTCAATAGCGTCTGTTTTACTATCCCAGAAATCGTCAGATGCGTCTTTTAGCTCTTGGATAGAATCAAGAATTTTCTGCTTGGCTTCTTCAGCGGCTTGCTCTGCTGCACGGGCGGCTTCTTGGGCCGCTTGTTCAGCAGATGATGCGGCTGATTCATATGCTTGCTGAGATTGCTTAGCCGCCTTTTCTTGGGCTTTTTGGGCCTTCTTAGCTTGCTTTTCGGCTTCTTCTGCGGCTTTTTCTTCTGCTGATTTTCTGGAGGAACCTCCTCCGCCACCACCGCCTGATGGGAAATTCTTCTCTAACTCATCAAGCCGCTTCTGAGTTTCCTCCATGATTTTATCATAGGTGGATTGTCCAGCAGCAGAAACACGAGATGATACCCATTTATTAAAATCTGCAACGTTCGCATCTGCGCTCTTACCAAACGAACGGAAGAATGCAGATTTTAGACCCTCAATGTCTGTATTTGCACCAGAAGCTAACCCGCCAACAAGTCCCTGTGCAGAGCCAACACCGGCCAAAGCCATCATTTGAGATAGTTGCCCAGCGGTAATCATTGCGGCAGAACCAACTTTTTGAATCTCTAAAATAAGATTAGCATAGTTAGCTTGTGCAGCGGCTTGTTGAGCTTGAAGTTCGCTTGTAGCAAGCGATCTCATAGAGCTATCAACAGATAAAGCTTGCAATCCAGCTGTAGTTAATTGCCCGTTTTGGTCAAACAGAGATGCGGTTAATTGAGCTGCGGCAGTTGATGTGTCGTAGGTGGCAACCTCAATTTGAGACATGGCATCTTCAAGCCCATCTGCTGCGTCTTGTTCAGCTTGTACCGCATTTGCTACATTGGTTGCATTAGTCGCTAATTTTTCACTAGCAGCATCAGCCCACAACAAGAACCGCTCTTGATCTTCATTGAGCTTGTATGTAGCATCGCCAGTTTCCTCATATGCCGTCTTTAGGTCTCTGAGGTTAGTAATGGTTGTCTGGTTCTTATCAATTAGAGATTGAAGATTGGAAATATATGTCTCATCAGACATATTGCCACTCTTCTTTGCTCTTTCTAAATCAAGATATGCTTCTCTAAAATTATTTAGAGAATCAGCCGCTTGATTATAAGTATATGCCTCAGTTACGCCATACCCATAATCGTCATAATTTGTGACGTATGTGGTTTGGTCTTCAACTTGCCCCTTTTGCCACTTTGCAAGTTGCTGGCGGCTTATAACTTCCTCTTGTTCTTTAAAGGTATCAAGTTGTGATTGAAGAACACCAAGACGGATTTTCTCAGATTCAATAAGCTCATCAACTCGGCTCTTTAAGTTGCTATATTCACTAGCCGGGTCTTCCATCTCATCGATTTGCGTTCTCAGGTCTTGTAGTTGCTTTTCTGCTTTGTGGGCATTTTCTTCTAACGCATTGGCAAGCGTGATAATGCCAACAATAGCAGCAGAAATACCAAGCAATGCGGGAAGTGCAATACCAGCAACTCCACCAACAGCTGAAAGTGCTGTCCCGATGCCACCAATAGATGAAACAACTGCTGGATTGCCAATCATTCCAATAACAGTTGCAAGGTTGGAGAACTGAGACGTAATGACAGGGACAATCTTCGTGACTTTTAATAAGCTACTCAATCCCCAACCCGTACCAGCTAGTAATCCAACTTTAGTAATAAATGTGCCAAGACCAGTATTTGCCACTTTTAAGAAAGCGTCGCCAAGGGTTAATAATGCTGAAATAAGTTGCTTGTCAATAACATTATTTGCTAAATCTTGGAATGTTGCTTTAAGATTATTAGTTTGATATTCGAGTGATTCTTGATATGCTTCATTCTCACGCATTGCTGAGCCAGCCGAATTGATAGAGGTTGCTGTTGCTTCTGCTGCGTGATCGAAATTATTCATCAGCGCGAGGAAATTGTTTAACTGATTTGTACCCGCACTAGTAATAGCTATATATTGCTGAGTATTCTTATCTAGTGAATCCCACTTTGATGCAAGATCGGCTAGAATATCATAGGTACTGCGCATCTGTCCAGAACTGTCGTATAGTGCAATACCAAGGTTATTATAAATCTCTGTAAGCTTTTTACCAGTATCACTATTCTCGTCTACAACTTGAGCCAACCGGCTAAAAATTGTATTGGCCGCTCTTGCAGATTTACTTGCATTACGAGTTTGCTCTGTAATCGCAGTGACCACACCAAGAGTCTGGTCGATAGAATTACCCATCGCAGACGATGTGGATGCCACAATACCTAGAGCTTTAGATAAATCGCCAGAAGAAACAGAAAATTTATTTGCCGTTTCATTGACTTTATCGATGATTGACTGTGCATTTTCAGCCTCAATGCCAAATGCAATCATCTGAGAAATTATAAACGATGCTGAGTCGCCAGCGGAAATAGCCTCATCGCTGACGTTCTGGAACATCGTAGCAGTTTTTGCTAATGTTGCCGCATCAGAATCATTGAATCCATTCTTTCTAAATTCCGTTGCAGCTTCAACCATCTCTGACGGTTATAAGTTATCTAATATATCCCCAATCATTATCATATTTTTCTTGGGCTTTTACTTGTGCTATTCTATGCTCTTTCTGTTTTTGATTTATTTGCTGTTCATGCAGATTTACATCATAGCTACCATCGCTTACCCATTTTCTCATAATAGAATTAAGTAAGACAAGTAAAGGAAATGCAAAAATAGAAAGAATAAGGACAACAACAAGCGGCATACCCGTTTCGCATATGAACCATATAACCAGTGGAATCAGTATGAGCATCACTATGACCCACATTATAGCATACCCCACTTATTGTCATATTCATCCTGCGCTTTAATTTTGGACATATCCTTATCTCGTTGCCTCTTATTGATTTCCATATAATCATCTGGATTTTTGCGCTTTGTTGCATAGCCGCTCATAGAGCAAAGATAAATAAGGATAGAAAATACAAGTACGGCCACAACAATTATCGCCATATACACATTCTCCATCACAATTTCCCCCAACGCCAATCATCGTCTAATCCCCATTCATTGATTCGCCGCTCCTCATCTTTGGCTCGACTATCAATATGATATGATTGATTTTTCTTATCTTTGGGATTTTTGAACAAACTGACAATTGCTCCAATCCAAATGTAGAACATGACTGGTAGTAACACAAGAAGTAAAAATACAGAAGCCATAATAGATACCTCCTTTAAGTATCTATACAATAGCACATATTAGATAATTTGTCAAGGGGTTTTCAATCCCTTCCTGAATATTTCTTCACCCTATATATTTGGAGGGTCGCCCTGTATATTCGATTGACACATCCCTCATCAGGACTTCGCGCCCAATCTGCCCTTTTATGATACATTATTTATCATTGATTCTTTAGGTTTTTCAACCATGGAATCATCCTTATCGTCTTTCTGCTTTCGCACTAATTCATTGTTAATAATGAATAATTAACAATCAGGCATATCTCATCCTCATGTTGTAGTGATAAGGCTCTTGAGGCTTTCAAGGGTTTAGGGGCTGTTCTCTATGCTGCTTTACCATCGCAACATACCGGCTCAGACCGATTTGGTTTACCGGTGCGGCCAACTGTTTGACCGATTTTAGATAGTTTGTCTGCGTATTCATCTAGCGCCTGTCCATTTAGGTCGGATACCTTCTTGAACTCGGTTAATGCGTCATCAAGTTCATATACTTGACCAGCCATATCCTTGATAACAGAGGTAAATTTGTTAAATACCTCATTTGCCACATTAAATGTAAGCTCAAGGTCTTGCCCAGCATCATTTAGATTTTTGGTGGATTGGACGGCATCATCAATATCTTTTTTACCAGATTTTATGCTAGATGTATCAAGAGGAATTTCATATTTTTTAGATTTTAACTTTTTCTCAATATCGTCCAAATTCAACTGAGCGTCGACGAGTATCGAGTAGTTAGAACTTTTAGCCATTCATCACACTCCCTTTTTCTTAATTTGTGAGTAGGCTATGAGGATTCCTTCTGCGCAATCATCCTCATTCTTTTTGCTACTTGGGGCAACCCATGCCAATTCGAGGCCAAATTCTTCATTCGCCATCTCTATGGCTTTTTTCTTCAGAATATCTCTTTGCAAACCGGCTCTTGTTCCGTCAAAGAGATTAAGGTCGCCACGCCATTTACTTGGCATCAAGAAGCATGGCTTTATCTTGAAGCCAGCGCATAATGCTAAAATCACACCTTGCACTGCGCCCAATTTCTCTATAGTGGATGCGCCTTTCTTTAGTGGCACTTCCTCTGCATAGATAATAGTGGGTTGATACTGCCTAAATATTTTTGATAATTCCATAGTAAGCCCCATTACCCTATCATGCCAATCATCCCCCTTTGGCTTGATTGCGCCATATGCAATGAGTTCACCATTATCAAATATAGACCATCCAGTGCAAGAGGTGCTTGCATCAAGTCCACATATAACCATATTAAATTTCCTCAACATGAAGTGGCGCATTGTGCATCTGTACAGTAAGCCCAGCCGCCTCCATGCCTTCTTTCATCCATTGTTTCATCTTACGTCTACCTATGCGCTTATTTAATTCAGCCCATGCGTCACGTTGCTTTCTAAATGCTCCATCGCCAAACAATGAACCAGTCGCGCCTTGATAGATAAGTTCTGCTAGATAAGGCCGCGCATCCTGTCCATAAAAATCGCCGCCAACACCAATATGCTGTGCAAAATTGGATGATTGCGGGTCGGTGCTACCTATGCTCATCTTGCTATAATCGTACTTGAACTCGCCTTGAGCCGCAGATGATGTTGACTTAGATTCGGTACTCCATGCTCTATATAGGTCACCTGTTCGGTTATAATCTTCTGGGCTATACGCCATATAGACCACATCATGTACTACTGATATATTCTCGTCATATATCTTATCAAGTACATAGTTGATGGCCTTCTGGATAGGGCTGCGCAACAGATTTCTTAGCTCTTGCTCACTTCTTGCTATTGGCATTCTTTGCCACCTCTAGGTATTCATTGAGCTTCTTGCTAAATTCCGGCATTTCGTTAGCTATCTTCATGAGAGTGCGCATTGGGCTTTCCTCATACTTGATAGCTTTCTCAATGTCATAGAAATTTAGCACATTCGCCTTAACACAGTCAATCAGACCGGACTTGAGCCAATGGTCATGATTGTAGTTATTGACTTCCTCAGCCGTCAGGTTGGTCGCATAAATAAGCAGCAACATATCAATATTCTGTTCACGCTCTGCCCAGCTCTTTAGAGTATAGACGCTATTAGCAATGGCCTGAACTTGTGCATAAGTTAGATATGGATTGACACGAATACCAAAATCCTTGAGTTCAATACTTTCCATTTCCTTAAAATCCTTCATTATTCCTTATTCTCCTTTTCTTTAACTACCTTATAAGTTCCTTTATATTTCCTTAAATGTACATTATCTGGGATATAATTATATGGATTTTCTACCTTGATGAGTTGGTCGCCAACTTGTACATATAAATAGCCATGCCGAGCCATCTTAACATTACCTTGATTTTGCCGCATTGGGCAATTCAACATGCCATCTAGTTGCTTCCAAATTTGGAGTTTTGTGCATCTATATACATGAGGGCAAATTGGCTCGCCTTCTTGCTTTGTGCATCTGCAAAAATCCATATATGCGCCTACTTTACAATAGGGGCAATCCATGATTTATTACCTCCTCGTATTGAGTTGTAATAAAATGGGGTAGCCGAAACTACCCCATTATTATTGTTTATTAAATTGTGATTAAGCGACAGTTACATTGGCATAGCCAATCTTATCGGTTGCTTCGCCAGTGGCATCCTTGAGTGTTACAGAAATTACAGTGTTGCCAGCAGTGCTGCTTGCAGTAATAACACCAGTATTTTCGGCAACTGTTGCAGAAGTGCCAGATTCAACAGCAAACTTAAAGTTGCTATTGTCCATCATACGAGATGCAACGCCACCACCAAAGACGGCATAGACCTGTAGAGTCTCAGTGGCGTTCTTGGCTAGTTCTAGGTCAGCATTAGCAACAGCAACAGCCTTGACATCGTCCTGCCACTTTGCACCAAAGATTTCCTGAGTCATAGTACCATAGATTGGGTCTTCCTCGCAAGAAGCGCCATCATCAAGTGCTAGAGCAGAGCCGTTTAGAGAAACGGTTGCAGCAGAAGTTGCAGACCAAGCTAGATTTTGAGAACCATCTAGCTGATACTGTGGAATATCAGTAATGAGACGGCCATACTTAGAAGTAGAAGCGGCAACATTAGCGACATCACCAGAGTATAGGTCGTTAATCAGAACAAGGTGCAGAGTCTTAGGAACATACTGAGCTTTGATAGTGATAGACTTAGCGTTCATGTTCTGATAGAAATACTTGACGCAGTAATGGTCACCATTCTTAGCACTAGGAATAGTGATTGCATTCTGAGAAACAGTAGCAACAGTCCAGTCATCATCTGCGGGCTTCTTATACCAAGCAAGAATAGTACCATCAAATGCAACAGCAGTCTCAGTTAGAGTGATCTTACCGCCTGTGGAAACAGTCTCACCAGCTTTGGGAGACTCATACAGAGTAACGCCACCCTGATTTACATCGACACCTAGAGAAGCTGCAACATACTGTAGGTTAAACATTGCGTCAGTAATCTGAATATTCAGATTAGAATCGTGGAAATATTTACCGTAGAGTAGATTGCCGGGGCCACCACGGACTTCCTCACCCGTGATGGAGGCATCGAAGGTAGTATCTGACAGAGTTTTGCCATAAATTTTCACATAGGGTCGTTAATCCTATGTCGCTTATTAAGCAGCTCATGCTTTCACATGAGATAAGACTATGTGTTCTTCTTATTTATTCATATCAATAAAGGTCAAATGATGATTTTCCTTAATCAGATAATCAACAGCAGACTGAATCTGTTCGTGTGTCGGCATTGCATCTATATTATTTCCTTTAATTCGCACAACGCGATATCCAAGATTCATAAGAACGGCATTCCTAGCCCTATCTTTCTCTTGTCTATCTTTGTGCCAATAAATACCATCATATTCGAAGTCAATACGATATTCGCCAAGCCGAACCAAACAATCCAATGAAAGATTGCCTTCTGGGTAATTCGGGTCACAATTATCAGCCCCAAACATATCTCTAAGAATGTCACACATTGTATTCTCTGCTTTAGAGCTTGGCGTTGTACCATTCTTATATAATGTCTGTCTAGCTTTTGCTTGTACCTCTTTGCATTGAGAACTAACAGGGACACCATATTTCCGCAAATTCGTATAGCGTGCCTTTTCTAATACATCTTTATCACACATAGGACTAGTCCCGCCATATTTTTCAATATTAGTCAGTCTAGTTTTATTTTTTATGTTTTCATTCTGCATTGGATTAGAAACGCCATATTTTTGCTCTAGTGTAGCACCAATTTTCTCTTTGACATAATCAGATGCTATTGCCCATTCAGCACCGTATCTTTCTAAATTCGTCTGTTTCTTCTTTTCTATTGCAGATGGTATAAGAGACGAATTTGTTACACCGTATTTATCTTGAAGACATTGTGGTAATAACACCTTAACCGCACAATCTTTACAGTATGTGCCTTTATCTAAATGTTCACGCCTATTCCAGTCTCTAATATTAGTTGTAAACACATTGTGGCAACAATCGCATTCATACTGCAATTCAGCTTTCGACGTAGGCGCAATATCTTCAACTTTTATCATTACCTTAACACCGTTCTGCACTATCATGCTTTTGGTTCGTTTACTATACATCTTTGGTATTTCATAGCCCTTGTCTTCGTAATATCTTGCGTTGCGCACAGTTATATTGATTTCAACCTCATGCGTCAATAACAATTCATCTCACCACCTTTATATTTTATTTGATATGAATTAAGAAGTTGGATTTTTCGAGGCACTTGCCCCTACTCTCCCGCAAGGAGATAGTCGTTGGGAGTCCTCCATGTACATACTATACCATATGTTATCAACAAAGTCAATATGTATTTAGGATGTTCTCTGCTAAAGACCCATTTCCTGTCATGATTACTTAGGATTTAACCATATAATCATCCTACAACTTTTTTCTGCTTTCGCAACCATTCAGCTCATCGTTTCCAATCACTGTCTAGGTATGTAGGCTTTAGGGATTCAAAGCATTTAACCCAAAGTCCTTACAGTTCACACTATAAGGATGGCCATTATCTTACCACACCAATTAGTTGCTGACCATAGAAGAATAGTGCTCTTGCAGGGCCAGCCGTAAAAATATTAGCCATATATTTTCATTTCCTCCTCAGTTATTTTGAGTTAGTATTCATATTATACATAGCATCTAAAGCCGCCCCATCAGTAGGCATATTCTTTGATGCTCTTATTTTACCATCAGCGACTTTACCATCGCCACCCATGGATTTGTTATAATCCTCAAGCGTCATGATATAGCCGCTATATTTATCTTTCTTCTTCTTGTAAATCCAATGCTCCATGTCTTTGGCTTTACCCGCATACAAGGCAATAGGCCGCGTCGTTAAGAAATCCACTTCTTCGCACACCTCATTAAACAATAGGTTGAAACTGCGATATGTCATAGTGTAGAGCTTTTCTTTATCATAACCAGTATGAGCCTCGACAATAGCGATTTTGCGCTCAGTCGAAATCGGCGCACATTTTGCAGATCTCATTGCCTTAGTTTCTTCAATTGCCTTTTTTAAGTCCGGGTCAATATATTCGTCATCATAGTCAAGTATATTTTGGTACATAACAATGCGGCGAATATCTTCAAAATCTTTCTCATATATCTTGACCTCACTATTACCAACGTCACCAATGAACGGCTTTCCGCTATCGTCATTTAGGATAAATGGTAGTTGCATATGGAAACAAAGGATACAAATATTTGTCAATTTTTGTCGCTCATATTTAGCCGCATCTTCATCCTCTTGACTTAGCTTATATTGCATGATATACTTGAGATAAGACATCTGAATAATCTCAACAGAGCCAAGACTATTCTTATCTATGGTCAACAAGTCGCAACTTGTTAAAAAGATTAAAGAATCCTGTAATTTTACAGGATATATCTGAAGCTCATGACCGTTCCTTAATTTATATGGTACAGGCTTATCATAAGCAAAGTAAAGCTCATTGTAGACATAATAGTCCGACTTCGGATTAAACACGGCAACCATCCTCTGTACCAGCATCGCCGACATCGACAGCCATGTATAGTTGCACGCCTGTGAAAGTCTTATTGTTGCCGATTGTTGACCGTGCCGCGCTATATCGGCTCATATCATCTAAGAATGTCAGCTTGCCTACACCGCCAACTTCTACTCCATTCAGTAGAGTAAGGATACAATGGATAAACAAATCGCCGCGATTAACAGGAATGCCGTTATATTCAACTAGGCTCATCTGACCGCCATATAGACAATCAAACGCATAGACTACTGTGCTAGTATATAGCTCAGAGGCATGGATGTAATATTGATAAATCTTAACAATCTGCTTGGATTCAGCCATAGCATCCTCAATTAGATTGGTTAAGAATACGCTATATGTATCCTGCTTGCCTTGCGCCCATACTAGCTTCATCTTCTGTTGAAATGTAAGTGGCTCATGACTCAACGCCTTATAGTCCTGATATGCCAGCATCTTCCAAAATATCTCAGCAATAGGGTCGGTTGATTTCGCTAGATATACCATAATATTATATGGTATTGTCGGTAACGCGCTTAGTGAGTTAAAAATACTGCTCACCTCCACCGATAACGTCTATGGCAGAATCTATCATGTCTTTCCATTGGTCTTTGTATTCTGCATAAAACGGTATTTCAAGATAGCTGTATCCATGTGAAATAGCTTGCTCTCTCTTTTCTTTATCTCTGAAAGCTCTAGTATTTCCACCGTTGGCGTTCATCTCATTTGGTCGAACATAGTCTCTATAATGTTGCATCCCTTGAACCTCTATAATTAACCCGAGTTCTACAATCTCGTTATCGTATGGCATTGGATAACCTGTTAATGGGTTCTTTGCGGTAAAAGTGCATTCTCGCTCATTTCTTATATCATCATATTTAGATGATATATAAGCATAAACTTTTCTTTGCAATCTTGACCACGTTCGTTCCCTATTGCATTTCGGACAAGCAAAATTAGCCATAGCGGCCTCGCATATTTTTCTATGATAATCGGCGTGTTTTCCTTCATCACACTTAAAAAATGCAAAAACGCTAGAATTAACACTATAGTCCTCAGGCGGATATTGGTTTTTGTCAGACCAAAAATCTATTACTTGCGGCAACTCTACAACTAAATTTTCATCTGGAATATGCGCCGCAAGCCCAGCAGACCTTCTCCTATTTGCATTATGATTTGAAACACGCCTTTTAATAGCTGCACATTTTGGACAAACAAAATCAGCCATAGCCGCTCTTTTCGGCGTTGTTTCATATTCGCCATGCTCAGGGCAAATTAACTTAATTTTATAATTATCCGTTCTTTTCTTTATACTAGCAGGAGACAATCTATTAGATTTGCTCCATATCGAACCCCATTCGTCTGGAAATCTTTGCTGTAAAGAAGCCAAAAAACTTCCATTGAATACATCAAAATACTTACTTTCATTGTGCGTGATTGTATCTATCACCATCTGAAAGTCGTATTGTTTATCTGGTGTTAAAAACCAACATTTAGCTTTTGCCCTTGTTTGACAATCTTCTGGATTCATTGAATTAACATTATAATCCCAATATTTAAGCCAATCTGTTCTTTCGTGCTGTTCACACCATTGCTTAAAATTAAATGTTCTTCTTGATCTAACTTCACCCATTTATCACACCTCCTTTAGCCCATTGGAAATGGCACGTTTTCATCCATTGGATAATCAATAGAGCTATTATCCGCAAGCTGATTCGCAATATCATCACCGGCATGAGCCTCATCAAGATATAGCTCAAGGATAAGCAATGTCGGCTCATCAATACCGTATGCGTTGATTGCATTCTGATAGGATAACAGCTTGAATGGTCTGCCACCTAGAATATATCTAGTATTCATCTTGAATAGCCTATATACGTCCTCATTACCCTGAACCATAACAACGGCATGATTGTTTGGCGTAATGATTGGCGTACTTACCTGTGCTGATGGTGATTGCATATCATAGTCAACAACACATGGCGCACTAAAGATTACGTCATTGACCTCATCTTTAATCCGCATAACATTGTTGCAACGACGCACACCAACACCACGGGGCAAACCATCAAATTTACCCGAATCATGGACAATCCATACGTTGCTGTCGAACTTGTAATACAGCCCGCGCACAACAAAATGGTCAATATCTCTAAATATTAGCTGTAGAAAATCAATAGTGTCCTTTTGCCCTGTTGATGTAGTTGCCACAGTAGGCGCAACCCATGCCTCTACTGGATTATATTGATTAGACCCTATTCCATTTTGTTCTAGCAATGCGCCGCCATTCTCAGGTGCTTTAGCCGAGGTGTTGTCCCATTGTGAATTTATATATTCTTGCGTCAAATCGCGGTAATAATCATTGGGGTTTGGTTGATATTGAAACATCTCATATGCCATATCAATCACCCATCCTTTCAATCCTGTTCGTCATGCGCAATACACATGAACGAATAATAGGATGAGTAAGCTCAAGCCCCATTTTACTTAATCCTGCTAATGTATCAGCGATTTCACCATCAACCGCCCTAAATCGCACGGATAGCCGCTCACAATATGCTGTATAGTCGGCTTCTTCGATTGTTGGCTCAAGACTGGTTAAATCTTCAAACAGCAACAGGACTTTATATAAAGCATGAATTTTATCTTGCTTGTCTGTTCTACTCATATATCCACCCCTCTTTAATAATTATAGGAGGATAGATATAAGATCTGGTATTTGTCGTGAATGAGCCTATCTACATCTTCTTCTAGCTTATCAATGACGTTCTGTTTTTCTTTGAAATTCTGCGAGGATACGCCATCCATCTGAAAAGATGATGGAACTTTAAGTTTTTGTGCAATCTGTGTTGCTACGTCCGTCTCGCCGCGCCACCAGTATATAACCCAATATTCGGCAAGAATCTGAATCTCTAAATCTGTTAAATCTGCGTCAAATTGTCTAAGCTCTGAATCGTATGTTAGAGGTTGCTCACATTCTATAAACTTTGCGGCTGAACTAACAATCCAACCATCAATCTTGTCGTGAAACAGCTCGATGTTTGCGTCATATAGCTTGCGCAGTTTATAGTCATCAATTACGCTTAATGCTCTTTGCCCAATAACATCAAACGATGTTGCCATAATTTATCACTCCTTGTCATCAAGGGGTTCAATATCAATTAGATTTTTACCACTAAGTTCACCAATCTTGACAAGCACATTTGCATCAACCGGATGTCCATCAAGTACCATATTAGAAATAGTATCTACAATGATTTGCTTCTGCTGGTCAGTTGCGCCCTTATATGTCTCGCAAATATCAACCACATTCTGCTTGAGTAGTTCCTTGAGCTGTGTCGCACTAAGAATATGCCGATAAATTTCATCTAGGTCGCACTTATGAACAAATTCTGGGTCATCAATATATACCATGCCGCTAGATACGGTTTCTGGCATATTGTTTACGACAGAAAACGCTTCTGACTCTGGAATCATCTTATACTTATACTGTCCTTCAATTCTGTGCATACGAGTACCTCGCAGATTGATATTGCCCGGACACATGTTGATAAACTTGATATTTCTAAGCGCCTTAGATTTATCCTCGATAGATACGGTATCTGTCTTGACCTGAGACTGTGCTTGCATAAGTACCTGCATCTGCGCCATCATTTCTTCCATGCGCTTCTGCTGTTCTGCAAGTTGCGCCTTTAGCGCCTCTTTTTCAGTATCAACAACAGGCGTTTCGGTCTGCTTAGTTGTCTTGGTAGTCGTAGTGGATTTAGTGTTTGTAGTATTTGCCATTCCTTTTATTTTCCTTTCTTATTTCCGTTATAAATAGAGAGGGGCTATTAACCCCTCTCTGATGATTATTACTCAGTGATGGTGTATAGGCCAGCGAAGGATGCGCCAACGAACTCAAAACCATAGTTCTTGCGCATAGTAAAATTAGAGGTTAGATCAGCATTCTCATAGAACTGGTTGCTGTTGGTGAGAGTAGTAGACATAGCACCAACAACTAGCTTAGAGCCAACGGGAGAAACAACATATAGCTTGTTGTCATCAAGCGCTAGGCCATAGTTAGAGCCAGTAGGCATCTGGGGTAGCTCATAGAGAGCAAAGCCATAGAAGTCACGGAGAACGTGGACAGAGCCGCCATTAGCGTCGTAAGTGCCACGATAACCCATGGTGCTATCAGGTAGAACGTTAGCTAGGGCAGAAGCAGTACCCATGATAATTGGCTTAATACCATTGTTGTAAGCCTGAACGCGCTGTGCTAGAGCAATTAGCTTCTTAGCATCAAATGCAGCATTCTCAAGGAACTGAGAAGGATAGGAAGCGCCAGCTAGACCAGCATTAAGAGCGGCAACAGCCATCTTCTGCATATCAATCTCAATGGAAAGAACGATAGCGCGGACGAAATCAGCAATATCTTCCTTACCAGCCATCACGCGGTACATATCAACGTAAGTGGTTATAATGCGCTCCTGCATGGAAATAACAACGTCACCAGCATACTTCTTCTGACGGAAAGTAGTGCGCTCACCAGTGCCGCCAGCAGAGACAGTGTAAAGGGTACGAGGCATAACCTTAACCTTAACAATGTCGCCAATACCAGCCATACGGAAATCAACGAATGGAGCAAGAGACTCGGTTACATATGCAGGAAGAACTGCATTGACTAGAGCGTTGATAACTGCGAAATTTGCCCAGCGAACCATAGGATTAGCCGCCCACGCATCAGTATTCTCAGCATTGCGAGTGCAGTTAGAAAGACGCTCAACCTCTGCAAAATATGCGGCGTTGACAACATCATGCTTTTCAGCAAGAGGCTTAGTTGCATCATAAGCACCTAGCTTACGACCCTGTTCAGCATCGGACTTATGGAAGTGATAGTCCATGAACTGCTCATAGAACTTAGTGTTGCCATTGGAGAAAGCAACAATTTCTTTGCTTAGATTCATAATATATATCTCCTTTGCTTATTTATTAAATTTAATTAATTACGGGCGCACTTGAGAATCCAAGTAGGAACGGATTCAATACCGATGTCAACAGTATGAGTCGCCTCAATGGTAAAATAAGTACCAGAAGCAGGAGCAGAACCAGTGGCAGCAACTAGACGACCATCAGTACCAACGGAAGCAACAGTAGCGCCAGCAACAGTCTTGGGGTCTTTAGAAGCTTGGAATGCAGAAGCAGGAACTTCAATAAAAGTGCGACCAGCAGTTAGACCCTTAATAGAGAATGCGCTGCCCTTGGGGTTGTAGAAATAACGAGGGTCGCTCATCTCCTGCTGTTCAACAGTAGAACCAACAGCGGGCTTTTCGACGAGCCATAGATCGGTAGCGTTAGCACCGGGTAGTGCGCAAGCAAATTCATAACCGCCATCAGTGGTTAGACCAAGAGCGCCACGAGTAACAAACTGACCATTATCTAGGTCAACAGTAGCAATACCAGCACAGTTGATGGCATCATTCTGCCAATCATCAAGAGTGCGGATAACAAAAGAGTGATTATTCATAATATATTTGTCTCCTTTTTAATCAATTTTAGTTTTAGTCCCATAGACCTTTATGCTCCTTCTTTTCAACAGGAGCCGCGAAAGTAAATACGTCGGTTTTTTCTTTCTTTGTGGTTTTCTTTACAGCAGAGAAACAATATGCCTTGACCTTATTTGCCCAAGCATCAACATCCGCAAATTCACAAGCCATGCCTTCTTCGCGCATCTGCTTATAGCAATCATCGGACATATATTCCTTGCATTCAGCCATGATAGCCTCGACATAAATAGCCTTTTCCTTGTCCTCTACATCTTTCTTAAATTGACGTAGCGTCTCAAGCTCAGAATTTTGACCCATGATGATATTGTCTCTATCTTCAATATCTTTTTCAAGCTGTGCAATACGAGCTTTCATATCATCTGCGGACATCTCATGCTCTTCCTCATGCTCGTCATCTTTGTCGTCGTCGTTGTCATGCTCATCGCAATCGTCACAACTTAGTTCTTCAGCCTTAACCTCAATCTCTGGCTCGGCCATTTCTTCTTTCTTTTCCTCAAGAGTGGATTCAGCCTCAACCTCGGTAGCGGCAAGTTCTTTAATCTCTTCCATTTTAGCCTCCTCCTTTCTTTCAGAATCGTCATCAAGGCCTAACTTCTTATAGATAGCCTTAATTTTATTTACAACCTCAGTCTCATCATTCTGCTTTGCATATGCTAGTGCAGATGATAGAGCGTTTCGGTTATAGATGAATTTGTCACCATCAAGCATCATAACTGGGTACTTGAGGTGTTCAGATGGTGCATCTTTCCAACCATCTTCTACAAGTAGATATACAGATTTAACAAGTGTGTCACGATTCTTGGCTTCCATGATTTTATCTCTCATAGTCGCCTTGTCGTAATCGCCCCAATCAGCCGTAGACATGGCTTCTTTGGACTTGTCAATCTTATACGTTTTCTTTTCAGCCATTAATTGTTTCCTTTCTTCGACAAATTGCTTTAGATTAGATAGAGAATCAGATTTAGCAAAATAAGCATCCGCATCCTCAGTAGAGAATCGCACCATTTTGATATCAGCGTCAGGGCAACTTCCGTTTATGGCTTTTCCGAGTACAGTCAACCCAAAAATATCTAGTGCTACTACTTTGCCTTCGTCCTCGTCTTTATCCGTTGTTACCGTCATTTCGACAGAGCTATTGCGAAGATTATCAAACTCAAAGATATTGTTTAATTCCTTACTATAATGTTTGCTCACAACAGCATAAGCGTATGCTTTGGTAATACCATCTTCCTCAACAAACTCAATCTCTTGTTCGCGCGGGAAATAGCCATATTGAATTTCTGATGGTAGGTGTGTGGTCGCATCACCATTCTGAATTTTCGCCACAAGCATATTGCCAAGAATGGATTGAGCGTCGCGCCGTAATACATCATCACTAATATCTAGCTTATGTGCATTTGGCTTAGTGCTTAAAAAGCAACACTTAAAAACAGTAAATTTATGCTCTGGGTAATTATCACACCATTCAGGATATTCAACAGCATCTTCAAGCTGAAATTTTACATCTTTCTTCAATCATCTTCCTCCTTTCTTCAAGGATGGTAATATATGGTTAATTGACATCTTGTGAATCAACACCAGTATAGTCAACAGACCACGTTTTCATTTCCTCAATAAGCCCCTTGGTATAATGGTTCTTTTGCAGCTTATTAACATAAATATCCTCAATCTGCAACATGTGCATCTTTTCATAATATGGCAATGTCTTATTGTCCATATATCTATAGAACATATTTTTAATTTCACCACGACAAGCCTCAGTTGTATATGCTACAGTTGCGTCTAGTTTATTCTCAATCCTCTTGAGTGTCGCTTTGAGGGTATTTTGCTTTAATTTATCATCTTGTTCGCTCTGATATTTTTTTAGAGCATTTGCAATATATAGTTTGATAGGTTTGCAACATAGAGTGATAACCGCTGACAAAGAAAGGATTGCTCCTAAAATTGCGGCAATATTCTTGATTGTTTCCAATCATAGATTCCTCCTTTCTAGCGTATTATCCTCCTATTCCATTCTTTTTAAGCCATTTTAGTAATTTGGCATTGCGCTTATAATAATGCGCGTCATCATCTAGGTATTTAGCTGAAAAGCCAGCTTTATCCAGTTCCCATGCTAGGGCGCTATCTGCAATGAAATAATCTTCTGGATTCTTGGGGATTCCAAGGATAATCATTGATAATCCTCCAAGCCAACAATCCCCCAACTATCAATATGACGGTCATATTCATCATATTCTGTTGGCATTTGTTTTGCTTTATCATCCAATAGAATAATCTGTGCTACAACCTTGTTCATATCCTGCATAAGCGCTTGTAGCATAGCATTGGCGTTAAAATCTTTTTCTTCTTTAGCAATATAATACGTCTGCTTAATAACTTGATATAGATCAAGTGTTTCTCTAAGCATAGTACCCATCATTTGCTCAAGATTATCATATGTGCGCTTATCGCCGCGCGTCTCAGGATAGTATGTAGTCATATTCCACTGATGCTTAAAGTCGCTTACAGTATCAGCCATAAGCGGCCAAAGATGCGCCAGCTTATGATGGATAATATTTGCGGCATTTGGCATAGCAAATTTTACTTCCATCCACGATACGCAACGATCAAATGTACGGTTCAACTGGAAATACTGCCCAACTAGAATATCTAGGGCTTCACTTGTTCTTTCTGATAACATCATAATATTTCACCTTACTCTAATGAATCTCGGCTTGCTTCCCCAGATTCGGTCAGTGTAGTTGAATTTTCTCTTGGTCTACCACCTTCGTTATCTAAGCCGCCCTTGGTTGTATTAGTATTTTTCAAGAGCTGTGTATATTTATCAATCCAACCGGTATATTTACTCTCAGCCATCATTGCTTCAAATACCTGTGGCTGATAACCAGATACGGATGCCCATGTCTGCATAGGTAGAACAATTCCAGAATCAGCCATTTTCTTCACTTTATCAAATCGAGCCTCGCGCTCAAATGGATAATTAGACCCGTCAAAGATAAATTTCCACTTGTATTTCTTTGTTAACTGATTGACATAAAATTCTAGGAAATTGCTAAACTGTGGATATAGCGGCTTCATAGTCTGGTACATATCATTAAGTCCAGCCTCAATCTCAGCATTGGACTGTCTATCAGAGCTATAAATAACACGGCTCATACCAGACCCAACACCAGCAGAGGTAGCAAGCTGAGTTGAATACATATTCGGGTTCTTATCCTCAAATTGATAGAACTTAACATTTTCAAGTGGCATTGCGGCAAGTTTTGACAATGAGCCAAGGCCAGCCTTTGCCTTCTGCATAAATCCACCTAGTGTCTTTGGGTCAATGGCAAACTGATTTGCCTTTGTGCCAGATTTGGCCGAATCAAATAGACGAATCTCGCCAGCTAGAATAGCATAGGCTGACGCAATATCCTTGTTATACTGCAACTGAGCAATATCATCATTAGCAATAGCATTTTTCAGGAATGGCGCTAAGAAGGGCGTATTATTAAATGTACTAGGATTCCACTTAAATGCCCATGCACCATCACTAGGAGATGTTTGCGTCCACATAGCATATGCGCCATTTCGTCTATTTAGTGGGTTTGTTGGGCGATAATTTTTGAACGCTTCTTCCTCAGAGCCAAATACGCGCTGATAATATTTCTTAAATGCTGGGTCAAATCCATTGATGTCTACACCAGCTTGTAGGAAATAGCTCATGTCAAAATCAAACAACAGTCCTTTTTCCCAATATCCGGTAAGCAAACATCTATCTTGCGGCAAAATCTGTAGGGCGAATTTCATTCCTTTGTTGCCCCACTTCGTCTTTCTGAACCAAGTAAAATATGTCTCATGCGTCACGATCTGCGCTACAACTTTGCTAAATTCAGCCTTATAGTCAAATTTGTTCAAAAAATCATATACACGCCGCTTATCTTCTTGGTATGCGCTTGATTCATAATCACTCTGAGTAAAAGCATTGATACAAACAGGCTGTAGGTCAAATGATAAAGTATTACAATATGCTTGTAGAGTTCTGGCAAATATCATATCCCAGAATTTCATATATTCCATATAGCCCTGAATTTGCTCTGAATTTTCTTTATATTCAGCAAGCGCCTTGCGGATTTTATCAGAACTAGGGGTTTCTGGATTGTTATTCAAACTCTGCAATAACTGATTGCTCAACATTGGTGACCAAAAACCAAACTGGTCGTAAGCATATAATGCTTGTGCAAACTCTGTTACGGCTTGAGCCTGTTCAAATGTTACTAGCGGTTCTGCCAAATTTCGCCCTCCTTTCTTTGTTTTATATTTTTGAGTGTTTTTGTTTTATTGTTTTGATATTGTCACCAGACAAGCTGGATGGAATCTACATCAAACTCGTCTTCTTGCAACTGTTGTTGCCATGCGTTCTCAATTAAATCAATAATATAGTTACCATACATGATAGTTACAATCCTATCCTTTGTTCCTGTTCGCGGTTCTTCTAGTTTGATTTTATCCTGCTTAATAACCGTCTTTAGATTAACAGCCTCTATAACCATCATATCAGTTTGACCATACGGCTCAAGCTGATTAGCTAATTCTTCAGCAGTATATTGATAATATTCACCGCTATCTGTTAGCTCGTTCTGATAGTCTTGCATAGAGATAAGGAATTTCACATTGTTAGTTTCAAGCT